TTTCAGTGACTTCTGTGCTTTTATTTCGGTGAGTGCTAAGTCCGCTTTTGCTTTTTTAGTCTCAACGAAACCTTTCACCGTATCGCCTAGCAAAGATGTCAGGGGTCCTACTAATAAATTAAACATTGGTAATTATTAAATAAGCGACAACAACGACTGCGCCAGCAAAAAATAACTTTCCTTTTTTATTTAATCTACCCCACCAATGACGTAGGTGATTCCATTTCATATTGATATATCCCATTAGAATACTCCTTTGAATGAGGTACCACGAATAGCAATACCTGTTCCTCTCATACCTTGAGAGTTAGGTCCCTTTTTTGGGGGAACTGTTCGTGTGAGCCTTTTACCTTCAACTGACCCACCATTTTTAAATTTTTTAACCATACCACCAGAGGCGCCTTTAGCGGGTGTTTCTCCCTGTCTTTCTTGTTGAGCCATTTGATTCATGATTTTTTTAAACTTATCAAACTGTGCTTGAGTTTCGATATCTTTATAGGAGTCTACTCCTACAGCCTCTTCTGCTGCATCAATAATTTTTTGTGATACTGATAGTCCTCCGCCGAAAGTTAGTTTCTTGTCAATGAAAAGACCTACCTTTTCTTTAAGGCTAGTTTTTTTATCTTTATCGTCAGCCATTAAAATACTCCTTTAAAACCTTTTCCTGTGACAGCAGCTCCTGTACCACGAACCATACCACCGCCTGCTTTCTTTATAGGCTTCTTGCTCATCATTTTCTTTGCCATCTTGTTTTCTTTTTCAGTAGCGGGGCGTAACCCTATCTCCAAAACCATACCGCCATTTTTCTTTTTGATAACACCTCTACCCATTAAAACATCTTTCATGGTAACTTTACCGTCACCACTTAGATCTGGAAATTTTTTTGCAGAGCCTCCGTTTTTCATTCCTTGAGCTCTTAATTTTTTAGTTGCTGCAGCTAGACCGCCTTCTTTCATGAAACCCATTTTATTTCTGACTCCCTTTGGCAGCTTTGCTAGACCTGGATTTTTCTTTTTATCAACTGGTTTTAACATTAGTGTATCGTCCTATTTGTTTGAGGTACTACCTCGTATTTATAATTTGCCAATAACCTTAACAAATCCTGAGTATCTTTCAAACCTAATTCTTTGTTCATCGCCCACTGTCCTGCAGCTAAAAAAGCACTAGCAATCGCTAATGCATCAACCTCTTGTGAAACATAAAGAACGTGTAAAGCTTTAAATTCATTAGTAAGAGACTCCACAACTTTTTGATCAACGGTTTCCCAAGGGTTAACTTTTTCTTTTTTTGACATTTTTTTTACCTGCCTTTTGTAGAGCAATCGCAATCGCCTGTTTCTGAGGTTTACCTTCTTTCCTCAGTTTAGATATATTAGCACTTATTGTACGATTACTACTACCTTTTTTTAGAGGCATTTATTCTCTCTCTTTGAACGGCGGTTCTTTGATCTTGAATTCTTTGTTGTTGTGCAAGTTTTGCAGCGTCCGATCGTTTTTTATAACTTAATTTTTCTTCTTCTAAAGTTCTCTTAGATAAATCATCTGCTGCGTCTATGTTAATTTTTTGTTGTTCTTGATCTAGTTCCTGTTGCTTCAATGCAATTAGAGGATCTACTTCTTGACCAAAAGGTATAGCCTGTTGTTCTTCAGCGACCATTTCATTCATCATCGCCGCTACTTTAACAGCAACTAATTTTTCAAGTTGTTGTTGGAACTGAGCTTGTAGTTCTGGCGGTACATCTCCACCAAATTTTTGTATCTCTGCTTGTAGTGCAGGACCACTTTCCATCATCACTTCTTGTCTTGCTAAAGCAGAAGTGTGTTCAACAACGTGTGCTTGAAGAATGGTTGCCACTTGAGGATTGTTTCTAACCAAATACGAACTCATAAAAGCTCTGTGTGCTTCGATGTGAGCAATGTGATCTTGATCAGGGAACACCGTCAACTGTCCCATCATGAGTGATTGTGAATTTTCTACACCGGGATCGACAGGTTGTGGTCCCATCGGTGGTGGTAATAAAGTTTCAATGTCTTGCACACCTAGTGCCATGTACATTCTTCTGTATGCTTCGTAAAGATTGTGAACATCAGGTGCCGCTTGTGCTAATTGTAATTGTGTTTGTGCCAACATAATTCGTTGACTCATAGAGAATATGTTTGGATCGGATACAGGTAAGACATCAACTCTGTCGTCGAAGTCTTGTTGCTTAATGATTCTATTTCCACCTGCTACATTGTATGGATATTCTGGTGGTAAACTTGTTGCGAATAATTTAGCTAGTAATTGAAACTCTTCTTTTTGTGCGTAGTGACATCTTTTGTGAATAGCCGACATTACCTTGGAGCCCTGCTCTAGTAACGCCATAGTGGTACCGACAGGATTGGCTTGGGACCCATCGCCCACTTTCATATCTGCTATGGCAGCAAATCTTCGACCAGCGTCCACGACAAAACCTAATAATTGAAATAAGGTTCCGTCAGGTCCTTTGTAAGGAAGGGGCATCAATGCATTTCTTAAATCTCCACCCGGTGCATCCACGTCTCTGAACTCACCCGGCATTAAAGGTTCTTCATCATCTCTGACTCTGAGTCCTCTAGACTTAAAACCAGCAGGTAAATTGGCTAATGTACCTGCATCTAACAATGCTCGAAGCGCTGCTGTGGCTGTGCGAGTTAAGCCACCGAGCATGTGTACTAAACCAAAACCATAAAAGCCGAGTCCAGGTAAAAACTTGTAATGAACAAAATATTTTTGTCTCATAAACATCGGATCGTTTTCTAAATAGTTTCGATAGATAGATAAAATTTTTCCTGTGCCTTGTTCTAAGGTCACGACATAAGGTAGTTTTAGTCCTGTGGGCTCACCATCTGCACCTAAGTTTTCATAGCCTTCTAAATCTAAATCAACGTGCATTTCTAATAATTCATATTGACCTGAGTATTCAGATTTTTGTACGCCCTCTAACTCGTCGTACTTTTCTTGGATGTCAGAATACGAAGAATATAATTCGTCGTTGTCGTCAATTTCTATATCTCTATAGAAACCAGAAATCATTTGTCTCTTCAAATCATTCGGAGAAATTTTGATGACATGAGTAATTCTTTCTGCATCTTCTAATTCTGATGCACCGTAGTTCACAACGAGATCTTCACTCGGAATAAATTTTGCACACGGTCTTCCCATGTTGCCATCGTAATAAACTTTTTTAAATGCAGATCCTGCGAGTGGTAAGTGAAATAACATTTGATCCATTTCAGGATCGTATTCTTTCATCTGATAAGTTATCTCATAGTTCATAAATTCTTTGACTCGCTCGGCTTGTTGTTCTACCTCGGGTGTTGCGGCACCGACGATAGATGTTTTGACTGGACCGCCCGCAGGGAGAAGCTCTTTATAAGCTCCTGCTTGAAACTGCGTGACGGCCTCTGCGAGTAGTGGATGAGAAACTGATGCTGCTCCCCTAAAAGGGTCGGAGCGTTCTATGTATTTAAAACCTAAAAGGTCTAATCCTCTAATATAACTTTGTTCCCAATCTTTTCGTGATGTGTGATCGACCGAGAACTGTGATCGTAATTCATTTGATAACTTTGCGAGAGTCTCTTCTTCTATGGCTGTTGCTAAATTGTCAGCGAATCCTGTTCCGGTGTCCGTGGGCGACGGACCAATGCTCACGGTCTCTTCGCCTTCAACCTCTACTTCCATCGGAGTATCTTCGGTTACTGTTTCTTCAACAATTTCTTCTTCAACACCTTGCGGTGCTTCGTTTAACGTTTTATCAATTTCAGCCATTCAATCTTTATACCTTATGCGCCATAAAAAGCAATCTTGCGTCTTGGTATCTCCTCTACCTCTTCATCATACTCGTGCTGTAATGCACCGAACTGTCGATAACGCATTAATGCTTGTGTCATGCTATCAACATAGTCATCATTTCTACCATAAGGGAAAGCTGCACATTCTTCAATCACTTCTTCTGCCCATTTATACGGCGGATACCAGATCATTCCACTTTCAAAAAGCGGAGATACGGAGTTGACTCTCACCATTTTGTCGTTTCCTCTGCTCGGTGTAAAATTAATCACCGGGATTCCCATGGCTTGAAGCTCGTGAGTGAGTGGAAGTCCACTTGCTTTCGCTTCAATGATGATTTGTTCGGGTTGCCAATACTGATTTTTCTCTAATGCAATTCTTTTAAGCTCGGGAAAGTCCCATCTTCCTCGATCTGCCTCCATCAAAATGACATTTTGCTTTCCTGTCACCTCATTATAGAAAACTCCCCACGTTGTAATCGCTGAATAGTCCGATGTGGTCTTCGAAGAGAAGGCTGTATCGTAACTTTGAATAATATATTGTAAAGGTGGCTGTTCTTTCTTCCATTCTTGCCACCATTCTCGCTTAATAATAGAAGTTTCCTCGGATGTGGGCTGTTGTTGCCACTGTGCGTTCCATTTTGCCATGGGTAATGAGGCTTTGACCGCCTCTAATTGGTCTTTTTTCCAATATTCGGGCCATTGCGGTTGTCCGTCGTCCGTGATCGCTGGAAAATCTACTATTTCCCACTTGTCAGCCATCGGATCTTTGGCTTGAGCTTCCATTAAACGCTCTGTTAAGTCGTCTTCTGACCATCTTGTCATGACTACAACGATGGCTCCGCCTGGTTGGAGACGCTGACGAGGTCCTGAGGTGTACCATTCCCATGCATTTTCCATCGCCGTCTTCGAAAGAGCGTCTTGTTCGGAGTGGGGATCGTCGATAATGAGTAAATCTGCACCACGCCCGGTTATCGAACCACCGACACCGGCCGCAAAATACTCGCCCCCATGATTTGTTTCCCATCTTCCTGCAGCTTGAGAGTCTGCTCGTAGTTCAGTGCCCGGGAACACCGACTTATATTCCTGTTCATTCATCAAATTTCTGACTTTTCTACCAAAACGATAGGCTAGCTCTGCCGTATGGGTGGTTTGGATAATTTTCAATTTAGGGTTATGCCCCATCATCCAAGCAGGGAACAGATAACTAGCAAATTC